AGTACCGATCAACTAAATGGTAAGCCGTCTGTTTCTAAGAGACGGATCAACTTTTAACACTATTCTACCCCGGAGTGTGTAAACTCCGGGGTTTTATATATGGAGGTTTAAATGGATCGAGACAAAAGAAAGGTTGAGGCTTTGCGTGAACGCAATGCCAAGCTAACAGAAAAACTTGAAGAGGCTGAGGCGCGGGCAACGGAGCTTCAATACAGCTCCGAAGTCAATGCTGATCGTGTAAAAGACCTCATTCTGGAATTGACGGATTTAAGATTTCAATTTAAAGCGGCGCTCCTTCGAGTAGAACGATGTGAGCTTGAATATAAGCGCATCATCGAGGACGCAAAACTGCTTAAGAAAGGAGCTAAGAAATCATGGTTTTCCGAGATTTTGAATTTGCGGGAGAAAAACTGAGCGACTTTGGATTTATGGTTTGCTCATATGATGGCGGCTCGGATTTTGAAACAAGAACTATGGGCGGCGATCTTGTGTTTAATACAGTTTCCGTGAATGGTGGCAAGCAATGGCTTCTTGTGAATTCAGCTTATGAAGAAGCTCTTACGGCAACCTTCTATATTTGCCCTAACCCATGTGTGTACGGGGAAAGATACAGGATCACCGATGATGTTCACCGTTGGATCATGCGATGGTTAAATCGTCCGACATATCAGCAGTTCCGCCCCCTCCGCCGGGATAACGGTGTGTTTTATAATGGCAGTTTCGTTGTCAAGGCAGAACTTTATAACGGCAGACACGTTGGATATGAGCTTACATTGCAAACCGACAGGCCATTCGGTTTTGGGGAATTAGAGGAATACAGTTTCAATGTGGAAGCTGGCGGGACGCTTGAGATGCTAGATAGTTCTGACGAAATCGGAGACATTTATCCGTATATGGAATTAACCTGTTTGGAAGATGGCGATCTGACGATTACGAATAGTCAAGATCCAACATGGTCTACGGTTATTACCGGGTGTACAGCAGGAGAAAAGATTACATTCGATCATCCAATCATTGCAACAGATGCGTCTGCTCATGAAATCCAGCAATGTTTTAATTATAACTTCCCGCGAATTTCAAATACGTATGATGACAATGAAAACGTGTTCACCTTCTCTCTCGCTTGCTCCGGGAATATGTCATATAACCCGATCAGGAAGGTGGGGATCTAATGGCAATCAAGATACGCTTTGATACTGCCGGGAATCCAATGGAACCAACGTTTGTCCTTGCTAGTCAGATTGGATACAAGTATGGGATTCTGGACAATCTGAGCGATATATCTATTAGTGGCAATTTCACGGAGACAGACACGATTAGTTTTGTGGTTGATAAGCGTAACAATACCGCCGAAGCTCAATTGTGGGATAAGATCAAAGATTTCAAGCTCGTGTGGTGTCGTGAGTGGGATCAATGGTTTCAAGTTCATGTGACATATACAGACGAACGACATATCTTCAAGAATGTTGAATTGCAAGGACTTGGGGAATCTGAATTGTCGCAGTTGTATCTGAATGGATATGAGATAAATACTGAGCTAGATATTGATCGGGACGATTACAAACCGACCGTTGTATACAATCCAGAAGATCCAGATCACTCTCTCATTGATAGATTACTTAAGGCGGCTCCGCATTATTCTGTCCGTCATGTAGATGCTTCTATTGCAGGAATACAGAGGTCTTTCAGTTTTGACAAGACGGATATTCCTAGTGCTCTTAGCCAGATTGCAGAAGAAATAGATTGTCTGGTTGTATACAACAATGATTCCAACCCAGAAACAATGCTTCCGGCAAGGCAGATATCTCTGTACGATCTCGAAGAATATTGTTTGGATTGCCACAATCGGTTTGATGTTTCTGAAGGAACAGGTGTTTGCCCGGAATGTGGAGGCAGTAATATTAAACATGGGTATGGCGTAGACACCACACTGTGCTTTTCTTCTGAGGATTTGGCGGAAAGTATAACCGTTGACGGGGATGAAGACAGCATGAAAAACTGCTTCACGTTTAGCGGCGGCGATGATCTGTTTACGGCAACCGTTCGAAACTGCTTGCCAGATGGCAGCGGATATTATTGGTATATCACAGAGGAACAAAAGGCGGATATGCCCGCCGAGCTTGCGGCTCTTGTGAACCAATACCAGGCGGATTATCAGATGTACAACTATCAGTACAATGTTGAGCTGGATCAGAGCTTATTGAATGACTTTGAGAACCTAGCGGATAAGTACTCGCTTAAACATCCAATTGAAACTGATTTCGGCAATATTGTCGGCTTTCATGCGTTGAATCAAGGTATATATGAGGTACTCGACTTCTCATACTTTTTGGAAAACACGATGTTTCCAGATGGCGGAGATGTCTTAAGTACTGCATCTGCCGAAGCCGCAAAGATCACGAACTACACAATGAATCCGATTGCAGTTCCTGATGCAAGCTATATTTCTTCGGCAACCGCCGGGAATGCGGCTTTGGCATTAGCTAAGTCTATGATAAGCCCGAACTTTCAGATTAAAGTTGCAACAGGAAGTTTGAGTGGAGATCAATGGACTGGTTCATTCACTATAACGAGCTACTACGATCCAGAGGATACTGCCACTACAGGAACGATTACGGCTACGCTCAGCGACGATTATAATACGTATCTGACACAGCGGCTTGACAAAATTCTGGCGGCAAATCCGATTGAGGACACCAGTATTGTCACGCTGTTTTCAAAGAGCAATGCCGACTTTGCGGAAGCTCTGAAAGACTATAACTTAGTTTCATTGCAATATCTGACAGATGCTTGCCAAAGTTGCATGGACATCCTGATCGAGAGCAACGTGTCTAATCCCGACCTTTGGATCAATACGGTGGATGATCTGTATACAAGATTGTATGTGCCGTATAACGAAAAGTATAGTCTGATCACTGCCGAAGTTCAGACTCGACAAGCAGAAGTGGAGCTTGCCAAGCAGATGAGCGATGCTCTGAATACTGTGAAAAAGGAAATACAGGACGCGCTTAACCTAAAGAATTATCTTGGTAGTTATTGGCCTATGATGTATGTCTACCGCCGGGAAGAAAGCTATGAGAACAGCAATTATATTTCTGATGGCATGGATACGCCGGAGCTTTTCAAACACGCTCTAGACTTTTTAGATGTTGCCATTGGTGAGGTTCATAAAGCATCAATCATAAAGCAAACCGTAACAACCGATCTGAAGAATCTTCTTGTAATCAAAGAATTCCAGTCTTTGGCAGACAACTTTGAAGTCGGCAACTTTGTTCGGGTGAAGGTTGATGGCGATGTCAAAAAGATGCGACTACTCTCCTACCAGATTGATTTCAGCGATCTTTCGAGTATCTCTGTAACGTTCTCCAATGTTGTTCAGAGATATGATTCCACCAAAGAATTGCGTGACAAACTGAATAGCGCTGCATCCATGTCCTCTTCTTACGGTGCTGTTACAAGACAGGCAGAAAATGGTTCCGACGCATATGAACGAGTAAGCGGATGGTTCCGCGACGGTCTTGCGATGACACAGATGAAGCTCCTGAACGATGCCGATAACCAGAATATGGTTTATGACGAGCATGGCATTTTGATGCGTCAAAAGGACGAATTGCTGGATGAGTATAATCCTATCCAGATGAAATGGATTAACTCTACTCTTGCAATTACGCCGGATAATTGGGAAACAACGTCTGCTGTGTTTGGCAAGTTCTATTATAGAGATCCGGCGACTGGTGAATACAAGGTTGGGTACGGTGTCAACGGAGAAAAGGTAATCGGTGATCTTATCATGGGCAACAACATGAGAATCATCGACAGCAACGGAAATGATATCTTTACCATCATGGACAATCGTGTTGCAATCAGGGTTGATGCTTTAGATGGGCGTATGACAAGCCTTGAGCAAGATGCGGACTCTATAAACATTCGTGTTCAGAATCTTGAAGATAGCCCGAATGAAGTTGACCATGTAACTACGACAACCGGGTACACATTCGGCGCAGACGGATTGAATATCCACAAAGACGGCGAAGAAATGGAAAATCTCCTTGACAACACAGGTATGTATGTCAAGCGTTCCGGCGAAAACGTTCTTGTGGCAAACAATGAAGGTGTAGAAGCAATAAATCTGAAATCCAGACAGTTCCTTATTGTGGGAGAAAATAGCCGTTTCGAGGACTTTGACAACGGTACAGACCATAACAGGACTGCCTGTTTCTATATAGGGAGTTAGGAGGAATTAGATGGCAACAAGAGTTAGAGATTTTACAACGACTGCTGATTTCGGCAACAACACGTTGCACTGTGAAATCACGGAAACAACCAATGACACTACGAATGTAAGCAACCTCGGGTATAGAGTGTGGGTTTCAGGCAATGGATACGAGTATAACTACAACAACCATCTTGAGCTAACGATAGGCGGCACGGAGATTTTCAACGGTGATCCGGGGCGGGTTGCTGATGGAGAGATCGTTCTTGAAGGCAGTATAATTGTTTCGCATAGTGCAAATGGTACTGGCTCTACGACTGTGTACTGCTTCTATCGCACTCTTCGGGCAGATTACACATATTACACTCCGACGATCAATGAAACGTTTGATCTGCTCATCATCCCGAGGTACAAACTTACGATAAATGCGGGTTCAGGCTCTTCAATTTCGGTGAAACGTATTTCGTCACGTTCAGGATCTATCGGCGATATCAGCAATAATTCAAGTTTGTATTATGACGATGTTTTAACTGTGACATTTTCCGCCAATACGAATTATGCCATAGCTACTCATACGTTAAATGGCAATACATTTGCATCGGGAGGCTCTCATACTGTTTCTGGCAATGTATCCATTGTATCTACCGCAATTGTTTTGGCATCGAATGTAGGGGCAACTGACGCAAATATCGAGAGCGTTTCTAGTATAGTAGTAACGAAATATGACAACAGCTATTACCACTCTCTGTATTATACGTTTGGAACATTAAGCGGATATCTCACAAAGGAAGGCAGGATTAGCCAAACCGAGGTCAAGTTTTCAGAAACTAATGTCCCATTTGCTATTCCTACAACGTTTTACTACGAGATTCCAAATGCAAAATCTGGGGTTTGCACAATCACATGCAGAACGTACAAGAATAGTACGGATACAACCGTTCTCGGCAACCCGACAACGTGTACGTTTGTTGCAACTGCATCGGAGGCCAGATGTGCCCCGGATATGTGGTGTATTGCGAATACACTTGACGAGGAATCCATACACATGACCGGGAATGATAGCACGATGATACGCTACATTTCTATGGTTTCCTGTATCAACAATCCAACCGCACAGAACGGGGCCAGCATTACGCAAAGAACGCTCAATGGCGATGTGATAACTGGAGACCCGTCTGAGCCAGAATTTGTTGTTGAACCAGAGACAAACAAGTTTGTTTTCACGGCAACGGATTCTCGTGGTTATACTTCAACGAGTGTCATTACATTAACCAGTCAGGGTTATATCCCGCTAACGTGTAACCCTATCTTGGCGAGAACAAGTCCTACTGGGTCTACTTTAAAAATGACTTTATCCGGCAACTTCTATAATCGCAACATGGGAGCAAGGTACAATAAGCTTACAATAAAGTACCGCTATAAGGAAGATGGAGATCCCAGTTTTGGGAGTTATACAACTGTGACCTCCGGCATCACTTATACTGGTACTACATACAAAACAACTGCAACGTTGACTGGCCCATTCGATTACACAAAAACGTACATTTTTGAGATATATGCTGCTGATGGTGATGATGCTAATGGATATATTTTGACAAGCCTCACGAAAGAGGTTACGGTGCTCCCAGGAATTCCCGTGTTTGACTGGGGGAAAGATGATTTTAACGTAAATGTTCCAATAAACTACAAGGGTGAAAGCATCTTTGACTATCTTTATCCACCGGGCATCATTGTTACAACGGTGAACAACACTCTCCCAACGCTATTCTCTGAATATGGCGTGTGGGTTAGCGTTCAAAGCGCTCTTTCGGGAGCTTATTCGTGGCAAAGAGTATATTAAGGAGGATTTTATTATGGATATGGCTTTTCTTCAGGAATTTATGGTTCCAGTGATTGTTGGTATTTGCTTATGCTTAGGTTATGTAATCAAGAAATGGGTTGCTGATGTTGACAACAAGTATATCCCGACGATTTGCGGTGTGACTGGTATTCTGTTGGCGTTCTGGATTAACGGAACGATGACACCCGTAGTTCTGCTTCAGGGGCTATTTTCTGGCTTAGCATCCACTGGTCTTCATCAGGCTTTTAAGCAGCTAATTCAAACAGAATAAAAGGAGATTTGTATGTATATCAATCATAATCCGAATTTCGGAACTCATAATACTTCGCCTCGTCCGGGCGCAATTGAATACATCGTTATCCATTACGTAGGGGCGCTCGGCGGGGCAGAAGCTAACGTAAACTATTACAATCAGCCTAGCACGACCAATGCTAGTGCTGATTTCTATGTCGGTCATGAAGGTGAAATCTGGCAGTATAACCCCGATCCTGCCGCAAGATACTGTTGGGCAGTTGGCGGTAGACGGCAGAACACTCAGGGTGGATCTCTTTATGGGATTGCTAGAAATGATAACTGCGTAAACATTGAAATGTGTGTACGTAGTTCTACTGGCAACCTTGTCCCGAATGATCCGGGTTGGTATCTGGAAGATGCGACGCTTAACTCTACTGTCGAGCTTACAAGATATCTGATGGATTATTACGGGATTGATATTGACCATGTAATTAGACACTATGATTGCAATGGAAAGCTTTGTGTTGGCATTGTTGGGTGGAACGCAGACAGCGGTTCTGAGGATGCCTGGTTTGATTTTAAAGCCCGTGTTGAAGAGCTTGGAAAGAAAGATACTGTCGGCGGCAACGTTGAAGTTCTTGTCGAGGATGTAGTCATCGAAGATCGCGGATTACAGGCTACGGATTTAGCGCCGTTAAGCGAGGCTGAGGTTGTTGAGGCGATCGGCGGATTATTTACAGAAGATCAGAAGAAGTCCGGCATTCTTGCTTGTGTATCTATGGCTCAGTTTATTCTCGAAAGTGGTTATGGGCATACGGAGCTTGCTCAGAATGCGAACAATTGCTTTGGAATGAAGGCTTATCTCTCCGGCAATACTTGGGAAGGCACAACGTGGGATGGTGTTTCGATCTACACCAAGGAAACAAAGGAAGATGATGGGAACGGCAACCTGTATACAATCACGGCAGATTTCAGAAAGTATCCGTGTGTTGAAGACTCAATTGCCGATCACTCTGCTTATCTGCTTGGTGCGATGAACGGCGATCAGCCACGCTATGCTGGACTTCAAGGCTGCAAGGATTATAAGACTGCCATCCAGATCATTAAGGATGGTGGTTATGCCACTAGCACAATCTATGTAGAAGCATTGTGCCGAATTGTAGAAAAATGGGATTTAACGAGATTTAATTATGTTGAACCTGAACCAATCGCAGAGATTTACCGGGTTCGCAAGGAGTGGGACGATGAAGCTTCTCAGATCGGTGCATTCATTGTTCTGGATAATGCTATTGCTTGTGCAGACGATAATCTTGGGTACAAAGTCTACGACTGGAACGGCAAGACAATTTATAAAGGGCCAATTGAGCCTTATATGGTAAAAGTTTCAATTGACGATCTGAATATCCGCAAAGGCCCCGGAACTGACTATGCTGTAGTCGGACAAACGGGTGTCGGAGTGTTCACGATTGTAGAGGAGAAATCTGGGACTGGTTCTGACGGAGGATGGGGAAGACTGCTCTCCGGCGCGGGATGGATATCTTTGGATTATGCCACAAGGGTTTAAGCGTGCCGGGCGGGGCTTCTCCTGTCCGGCAGAAAGGGGATCTTATGAGCGAGCAAATAATACAAGAAATTGGGAGGTTCTTAGAGCGCAATTATGTTCTGGTCGCTTTGCTGATCGGAACATTTGTCCAAGTGTCGCCTATTAAGGTCTATCCCGTAGATTGGATCAAAAAGGGAATTAAATGGATTGGAAGTATTATTACTACTGAGATTATAACGAAATTAAATGATATTGAAAAGAAGGTAGATGATCTGGAACGTGAAGTTGATCAGAATAGGATTAAGGACATCCGTTTCCAGATCCTAGAGTTTGACAATGCGATTACAAGGCGAAAGTACGATTATGAGCGCGAAGCTTATGAACATGTTATTTATGATTTGCATCCCGAATATGAGGATTTGCTTAAGAAATATGGGAAAGTCAATGGCAAAATTGACCGGGCTATGCAGAGAATAAATCAGAACTATGATGAGCATTTGTCAGACGACCCGACATTTTAGAGAAAGGAGCAATCATGGTAAGAGTTAAAGGTACGACTATTACAATGACTAAAGGGGATACTTTAAGATGCAAGGTAACGCCTTACCGTGAAATCGACGGAGAAGATGTCGAGTATGTTCCCGTAGATGGCGATGAGATTAGATTTGCGATGAAACAGAGTTATAGAGATGGGGCGTGTACAATCTTAAAAACGATTCCAAACGACACGTTGGTTCTAGAATTAGAGCCTGATGATACAAAGTATCTAAATGTCGGTGAATACGTATATGATATCCAGCTTACTTACGGAATTGATGGTGCCGTTGATACATTTATTGCAAATGCGCAATTAATATTGCGTGAGGAGGTGGATTAGTTTGCCGCAAGAGATACTGCTAAATGAAGTACATCTTGAAGGTGCTCTATCCACAACCGATGATCTGCGAGGTGAACTGAATCCGACATTCGGATTATCTGGGGCTTTGACTGTGCCGACAGAGGTTAACGGGAAAACCCATGAGGCTTTTTTGCTCCACGATTGGGACTTTCGTGCAGGACTTAATGACAGGGTTCAAGGCGCAAAAGCAACCCTGTCTTATAGTGCAATACAATCAGAGAATGGGATTGATTTCCTGACACATAAAGATTCTGTCTTACTAGACATAACATACGAGTACAATCGTACATATGTGATTGACTTTGCAGATATGAATCGCAGAGCAAACAGTGATCAGCACGGCAGAATCTTTATGCCATTCCCAGATATGGGTGTCATGTACCGTATGAACGGCGAATGGCGGATTTGGGGGCAGGACGGAAATGGAAAAAAGCAATGGTGTGCTGCTACTGGATTGACAGACCCCAATGTTTTCAAAAATAGATCAATGAAGATATATGTGGCTACAAACGGTGCAATAACTGTTTATCTCGACAATGAGGAGTTTATTTCGACAGACCTGATTATCCCGAAATCTGCAAGTATAACCATAGGTTCTGGCGCTTGGCAAAGCTTCTTCTTGATGACGGTTACAGGATTCCGTGAATACTATGGATTTTATGGATAGTTGCATTTATCGGAAAGGAGGAGCACTTGATTGATGTAGTCTTAAACAGGCAATCGAATACTACGGTTGCAAAGCAAATGTATTTGTATGACTATGGACAAGAGATGCATATAATCGGCAAGCTGCCGGAAAACTGTCAAGTTCATTTTAGTTTTACAAAGAATTACACAGATAGGTCAAATATACGGAATGTTACGAAGACAGAAGATGGGGGGATTGTTGAAATTCCAAACCAAATGTTTCAAGCCACTACTCTTCTATCCAATAAGAAGTATGTGTTCTATGCCTATCTTTTTAATATCGAAGACGATGACTCGGCACATACGTTTCATGTGATTTCCGTCACAGTAATTGAGCGACCAATGCCGGATGATTACATACCAGATCCAGATGTCCCATACATCAATGAAAGGATTGCTATTCTGGAAGAAGAAGTTGAATTGCTTCATGAACAGATTACTGCTTTGAGTGCATTGGTTACGGACAATATGGTTTACTATGAGGGGGAGGGTGATAATCCATGAGCAAACAACTGATTAATAAAAATGGTGATCTCCTATTCCCGATTACTAAAGCTATCTATGTAAATACGTCTGATGATGACAATGTGCAAAACAAACTTGACAATCTTAATACCTTACTCGCTACGGTCAACAAAGCTATTGCTGCAATTAATAAGGCAATCAGTGATATCAACGGGCTTCCCGATGTGACTGCCGCCGACAATGGTAAAGGGCTGATTGTTTCTAATGGAGAATGGAGCGTTGATAAGGTTTCTCAGGGTGCTGACTGGAATGCTACCGTAGGTGAGGATGGTTATATTTCAAATAAGCCTGTTGCTGATGCAACTTTATCTACCGCCGGAGCCTTTGCTGATGCTAAAGCTACCGGGGATGCCATCGCTCTTAAGCAAGATGAACTTACGTTCGATCAAACACCTACTGCGAATAGCACAAACCCTGTTACATCTGGTGGTGTTCATGCTGCAATTCAAACTGACACGACACTTACTGTTTCTGGCAAAGCCGCAGACGCTAAGAAGACTGGCGACGAAATCGAAGCTTTAAAAGCTCTGTTCGTTGTCCCGGATGATGATGGGGTTTACTCTCTGATGTGCGATGTCAATGATGGCGTGAAGCAGTTTTATTGGTATAAAGAGCCAGCAACGGTTGGGCGCTCCAAGGTTGGAAGGGCTTATATTGGATAATTGAGAATTAGAATAAGAATGCCGTAACAGGCAGAAAGGAAAAATATGGCTTATAGCAAAACAACTTGGGTAACTGGCGATGTTATCACCGCCGAAAAGTTAAATAATATTGAAAACAAAGTTGAAGAGCTTGACGGCGCATCTGGCGATGTTGAACAGGTTAGAACCGAATTAACTGCGCAAATTGAAGGTGTCGAAACCGAATTATCAGGCTCTATTGATGCTCTTGATGAAAGAGTGGCACAAGCTGAAGCTGCCGTCGGCGCGCCTATGGTTGCTTCCACCGTAGCTGGTATGACGGATCACACAAAGGTGTATGTATATACTGGTTCTGAAACTGGATATACATCTGGCAATTGGTATTATTGGAATGGTTCTGCGTGGACTTCCGGCGGTGTATATAACGCCGTTGCTGTTGATACTGATAAGACATTATCTGTTGCTAATAAGGCTGCCGATGGTAAGAAAGTCGGCGATGAAATTAGTGAGTTAAAGAGCGATTTAGATAACTATGATCGGTATTATACGATAGGTTTCTCTGCGAACAATTCTTTTACACCGTGCTTTATCCCGAAAGGGACAAAAGTAACAGTCTGGACAAAAGATGGCAATAATTTTACTGGTGGAACAATGTACTTTTGCGATTCTGCGAAAGTATCCCAACAGACTATGAGCTTAACATCATCGCTCAGCACCAGAAGCGTTGTGTTAAACCATGACATATATTTTGTTTATCTTAACTCAGAAACAACTCCGACAAATATAACAGTATCTCCTGCGTTTGCATTTGAGAATGAGCGGAAAACCATTGATAATATTGCGAGTTTTTATGCAATGATTGCTGATGAAGGGTACGTTGTTTATGACAAAACGAGTGGGAAAATACATTTTAACAATAAAAATCTGCTGATTTATATTAATGGGACATACGTTAGTATAAATACCGCAACACAAAAAACTCAGCTTGGAGCGGCGGCAGATGATTCGTCAGGCATCCTTGTTATTACTCTTGGGTATACGAATGTCTTAGTTTACGATGTATCTGAATCTTCGCTGAAAATTGTTGCTGAAAACAAGTTTGATTATACAAAGCAAATAGCACTATTTTCGTCTCATTATACAAACGGCAATGCCGGACTGCTTTCAACATCGTCAAATAGCGTTTTAACTAGACAGTCAAAAGCATTTATTGATGATTTCAACAACAAACCGCGTAAGGTTATGAAGACACCGTATGCATATCTTACTTACGCAAATACATATAAGTATGACACTATCACGGGAAAGTTGAATATCGGATCAAGTTCAATCGGTATTGTAAATGATGGTTCAATCACTGTGTTCAACCACAGCACTATTATTTCTCAGCTTGGAGCATCGCGCGCAGAAGAAGATGCAAGCGGCAATCTGATTATTACGGTTGGCACATCAAACGCACTTATATATGATTTAAGTGATAATCAGTTGCATATCAAAGCAATCACATCAGTAGACTTGTATTCACAGTATGTGCTTTTTATTACATACTATGGTTCTGGAAATACAGGTCTGCTTGCGGAATCGAATGTTTCTTTACAGTCCAGATTGCGTGAAGATATTACTATTGAACGCCTTATAAACTCTGCCCCGGCGTACACCGATGATGTATCGGCAACTGCTCTTGGCAACTATGAGCAAAATGTAGCTGATGCAAGTGTAAATAGTGAATTTTTCCTGTTTTTCTCCGACCCCCATTGCATGGGGGACGGAAATGATTCAAATCTTGCCGCTATGATAGCAACGATACAAAAAGCATATAATAGTTCGTCTTCGGAGTATGTTATCTGTGGGGGTGATTGGTTAACAAATAGCGATAGTTTTTCCAATGCCTGTTATAAGTTAGGATACATTAAAGGAATCGGAAAGTCCATCCTCGGCGGTGATAACTTTTATAACCTGATCGGAAATCATGATACAAACTATCAGGGAGCGCAAACCCTCACAGAATCACAACTTAGAAACCTGTGGTATGGTGGCGGCAGGTGCTATTATAAGATCGAAAAGAGAAACTGCACATACTTCGCATTTGATACAGGACTGGACAATGACGATACGCTGAACGCATATAGAGTCGAGCAGTTGAAATGGGTATGCGATGAACTGTTAACAGGTTCAGAGGCACATTATGTCATGCTGTTACATATTGTATTTGATGATCCGAATGACACAACAAGCATTTCTGCAATGAGCGAAGAACTGGGGAATATTATCACCGCATATAATGGCAGATTAACATATACTATTGATGGGGAAACATTTGATTTTTCTCAGAAAACCGGAAGGGTTTGTTTTACGCTTTGTGGGCATTTACACAGAGACTTAAATTCTACGCTTGGCGGCGTTCCGCTTATTGCAATTACAAACACAGCAAAAAACGGAAACGGAACTGCAACATTTGACCTTTGTGTTGCCGATTTTACAAATGAAGTCATCAAAATGACAAGAATTGGGTACGGCGAAGACAGAACATTTTCATTTGCTAGCGCATAAAGCACACTTTAAGCAAAATCGGCAGTCTTAAAAATTGCCGAAAATAGACATAATAAAAGAGCGGGGATGTTATTCCCCGCTCTATCTTATTAACAACATTTTTGGAACGATGTTTTTACATCACTTTCGTCGATGTAAACATACTTCATCGTCGTGTCAATTTTTTCATGTCCTAACAAATGAGCAACCTCTTGTATGGACATTCCACGTTTTATCATTGAGGTTGCCATAGTGCGGCGGAACCGATGAGGATGGATCTTTTCTACCCCACATCGTTTCGAAACGCGGCAGAGCATAGCGCGAATGGCTTGCTGGGAGAATCTTGTTTTGTTTCTGGACAAGAATAACGGATCATAATCGTCTTTTCTACCATCCAAATATCTTTTCAGCAACATTGCGGTTACATCGTCAAAATAGGCTGGTCTCTGTTTATTGCCTTTTCCCAAGACGATGCACTCTTTCTTTACTAAATCAACGTCGTTTCTGTTTAAGCCGCACACTTCTGAGATCCGGCAGCCCGTAGAAAGCATGAATGCGACAACGGCCTTGTCTACATCTCGTTTGCAATTTTCCTTTATGCACTCGATGTCAACGGGTGTAAATGGTTTGCGAACAACTTGTTGGTGTTTGATTTTGCCGAGATTTGAGCACGGGTTTGAGCGTATCAAGCCTTCTCTGTTGAGCCAGTTGAAGAATGAAGAAAAGATGCTTCGTTCACCATCGAGGGTACTGTCGCTAACTCCGCGTTCTTTTTTATTTGCAAAGTAGGCTCTTATGTGATGTACGGTTATCCGATCTACCGGGGTTTTCACGTAATCCAAAAGTCCCCGAAGGATGTAGCCGTATCTCCAAATCGTTTTCGGCGATTTCCCCTCTACTTTCTTCGTTGACAGAAACGCATCTAAAAGGTCAACACCTTGTTCAGCTTCTTCGACACATTCCTCTATGTCGTACTTTTCAAGGATTGCTTGAAGAATCAGAGTTGCGGTTTCGGTTTGCTCGATAGAAAGAACTTTACCTATTTGCGCCTTGAAATCGGCGGTGAGGTTCTGCTTTGCTCCAAATGACATAGACTTATACTTCCTTTCGTTAGGATTGTGTTTTTACAACCTATGTATTCCATGTCTCGGCGAAGACTACTTGGCTGTCACAACCCTGACAGAAGGGGTTTACATATTGGGTTAATTAGATGCAACACTATCTAGTTAAATGAGGTTATTAAAATGAAAAATCTATCATGCTATGACATTTTTAACATTCCCATCGACAATCTATTTCAATGGGATGCGAATTTACAAATAAAGATTAAAGGTGCGGAAATTACCTCGCCGCTCCCGGTGTTCCATGTATCAAAATCAGTACATGGGAATACCCCAGATATAGTCCCGAAGCTCTTGAATAGAGAGTATTACATTACTGTTCCAAGCGATCTTCTAACTACTCCCGGAATGCTGCATATATACATGTGTACTGAGGGTAACGATGCTAGCCACTTGCAAACAATCGGCAGAGCCTGTATCCCTGTGTTTCCGCGAATAAAGGCCACTCCTTATCCGACGGCAGTTGTCGGACAGGCAATTGTTGGAGAGAGTGTCGTTTATGATAGCTTTGATTATGGACAGGGAGTAGTTGATCAGGGTCTTGTTGGTCAGGTAGTTGTCGCATAAACTAAGAAATGTAGGTGATTAAAATGAAAAATGTTATATGTTATGGTTCTGATGGTACAATACTGAAATTACTGTACCAATGGGATTGTAATCAAGTCATATATTTCACGGGCCTTCCGACATCTCCGCTACCTGTGTTCCATTTTTGCAATAAGAACAGCACGGAAGCGTTGGTCGTGAATTCGGAAGTGGCGCTCGGCGGTGTATCTGTAAAAGTCCCGAACATATTGCTTCAGGAACCAGTCCCTCTAATCATTTATGTGTATATGAACACCGGGAACGATGGAGCTAGAACTATTCATGCTCTGCAAATCCCGGTTGTTCCACGCGCAGTTCCAGATGACTACGTGTATACGGAGAACACTGGGTATATCACTGCTTCTTTGGTGAATGAACGCCTAAGCAGAGTGATTGCTCAAATGTCCGGCGAAGGGCCAACGGATGATGTTTCCGCTGAGGTGTTTGATATCCGCGTTGGCTACGATGGCTCTTATTTTGCAACCGCCGGAGATGCTGTTCGTGCTTTGGGACAGGATATGCAGTCAATCCGTGAGGAACTGGAAGGCTATATTGACGCTAAAGCGGTCAATGGTTTGATGTATGACGAAAACTATTACCTCTATCTCACTTCTAATGGTGAGATCGTCGGTGATCCTGTCCAGATTATCGGCGGTGGCGGCGGAGGCGGCGGTGGTGCTTCCTCTGTGGTTGTTCTAACTAACCAGTCTGGTTGGACTTCTACGACTATTGCTGACGGCGGATCGGCGGTTATTAGCGTAAGCTGGTCTTCTACTCTTGAAGATGTTCCGACTGGCAACGGCACGTTAAAAGTTACCGTCAATGGCAATGTCCGGGAAAACAGGGACGTTGAACAGGGGCTTCTCAACATTGACGTTACGAAATATTTGCGATCAGGTTCTAATACAATCCTGATCAATATTGCCGATTTCTATGGCATGTCGAAGACAGTTAAGTATACCGTTTCTGTCGTATCGCTACTGCTTACTTCGACATTTAACAACACGACTGTCTACACAGATGCTGTTCAGTTTACTTATGTTCCTGTCGCGAACATGGAAAAGACGGTACATTTTATTCTGGATGGGACTGAGATTGGGACGGAAACTGTCACCGCTTCCGGGCGGCAACAGAGCTATACTATTCCGATGCAGTCTCATGGCGCTCACTCTTTCCGGGTGTACTTTACTTGTGACATAAACGGAACAGAGGTCAGAAGCCCAGAGATTTACTACGACATTATGTTTGCCGAGGAAGGCGAAACTGCCACGATTATTGCTGTAGATAATCCAGTTACGACTACTCAGCAATATGAGACAAATAAGATCAATTATCGTGTATACAATCCAAACAATCTTAATGCAACGGTTACCTTAAAACTGGATGATGAGGTTCTTTCCGAGCAAACGATTGATCGTTCTACTCAGTTATGGTCTATCCGAATTGACGTAATGGGCGAGCACACTCTTTCGATTGTAAGCGGCGGAACTACGAAAACTATGACCGTGAACGTTACAGAGTCTGACATCCATGTAGAACCAGAGACACAAGACCTCTCGCTTTATCTATCCAGTTATGGGCGAAGTAATAACGAAGCCAATCCGGCGGTCTGGGAATATGGTTCTATAGCTGCATCTTTCAGTAATTTCAACTTTGTATCTGATGGTTGGGTTGCCGATGATGATGGATATACTGTTTGCCGAGTTGCCGGGGATGCTCGTCTGGCGATTCCGTATAAGATTTTCGCAACAGACTTCCGTAGCACTGGCAAAACGATTGAGCTTGAATTTGCCACCAGAGATGTCCGTAACTACGACAGTCCGATTTTGAGTTGTATCTCCGATGATCGTGGCATTGTCGTTACGTCTCAAAGCGTAAGCTTAAAGTCCGAGCAATCGGCGATTTCCACGCAGTTCAAGGATGAGGAACACGTTCGTATTAGCTTTGTAATCGAAAAGCGATCTGCTACCAGACTGATCCATTGCTATATCAACGGTATTGATTCTGGTGTTGTACAGTATCCGAGCGACGATGACTTTTCTCAGATGAACCCTGTGGATATTTCAATCGGCTCCAACGATTCTACGATTGACATCTACAATATCCGTATCTATGACAATGACCTTACACGTTATCAAGTTCTCGGCAACTGGATTGCTGATACACAAGACATTGATCTGAAACTTGAGCGGTATTTACGCAATGATGTTTATGATGATTACAACAACATTGTAATTTCTAAGCTTCCGTCAAATTTACCGTATTTCATTATGGAAGCGCCAGAATTGCCGCAATACAAGGGTGATAAGAAGATTATCTCTGGTTCTTACACAGATCCTGCCGATGCCACCAAGAGCTTCACATATCAGGGTGCTCAGGCAGATGTTCAGGGTACGTCTTCTCAGTACTATGAGAGAAAGAACTATAAGATCAAGTTCAA